AGCTTGGCGAGCTGCCACGTCATCGGGTGAGAGAAATCCTCCCCCCCTTCCCAGGGTGGCCTACGCCACCCAGGCTTCGAGTGAAATATCCCTAGTACTTAGGGCCACTCAAATCCAGGGTCCCACTTAAGAAAGTGGACCCGCTTAGACATGGGTTTACCAAGGAAACCACGGATGGTCTCTCTTTGGCCCGAAAAGAATAATTCGGGAGTGCCCATGCGTGCGAGTTTCAGCAAGTAAAAACCAAAATCATTACTAGGCCGCTTCTGCGGCTTCAAAATGATAGCTGAAACAAACCAACCTTCCCATCCTGCAGTGTTTTTAAAAACTGCTCGCCCTAGTGGCCCGGCACTCTCGCTGTGAAGCGATAATGCCAAGGTCACCAAGAGCCGCTGGAACCTTCAACTTACGATACGCTTTTGGCGTCGCGCGAAGCAAAGAGGCCCAGAGGGGACGGAAGCGACTATCTGAGTAACCACCTGAGCCACGCATTGCTGCGTACTTTCGGAGGTTGTTCAATAGTTGCACGGTATAAGGAATATTGTTCTCCTTATTTCTTCTTGCGAAGAATGGTCGGACATTCTGGCCTTGAAACCAGTCTGCCCCGCACGATTCGAAGAAACTCCCTGCCAGGAAGCTCTTCTTCTCATTAACGCTCAGGCCTAAGAACCCAAGCGTACTGATCAACGTCTCAGCATACTGTCGCGGCAATATAATATCATCGCCGTAAACAGCAGTGAAGACGTGTTCCTCCTTTGGTACTATTGACTCTACGACAGCCTTAAAAATCAGGCTCTCGAGCTCAAAAGTATACCCGTTTCCCATCGAGCTAAACTTCTCAAGCTCTACGGTATCACCATTGATCATGGTGCTCGGGCTCCTGGCCAGTTCCAATAAATGGGACCAGTCGGGACCAAGGAGGAATCGAACACACTCGAGTGAAATACTATCTGAGGCCCGCGACAAGTCTATCGTCGCGAGGTCCCAGTCAAAAGCCATTTTACTAAGCTCTTGATTCCACTCTTGTGTATTAAGATCAGTACCCGATCGCTTTAGACGACTCCGGATAACTTTGCCTATACCTAGCTGAACATAACAGTTCAGCGTCGGTTCGACGCAGATACCTCGGTCAGTCTTAGCATTTTTCGGGACGGTTGTGAACCGGTTACCACGAACAATCTCAGGCGTTGCACTGACACAATCATTGTGCCAGACCTCGCCCAATATGCTGCGATAAAACGGATACAATCCGTAGGTTAAATGGAGGTCGTTACGGTATTTGTCCGAACCGACCGAATTATAACCCTTTACACCAGTAGCCGCTCCTGGTCCAAATCTAAAGCCTTCCGCCACTCTTTCGAGGACGGGGGCCGTCAGTGGACCAAGTATAGATCCAACCTTTTTTCGGGCCTCAAATAAATAAGGGTCCGAAGCAGCTGATAATAGCCTGCGGTTGGTATCTAGGCAGCTACGCTCCGACTCAAAGAAAGAGTCGAGAGCAACCTTCTCGCGGTTCACCTCTAAAGGAAGACTACTGGATTTCGAAAGGATCTCCGAAACCAAATAATCGTCGGCAAATGCGTCGGCACAAACATAATCAGAGCTGTCAACCTTAAGGTCAACGAGGTCCTGATACTGCTCGTACTTAAGCAGGAGGAAAACACGTAGAGAGCGGGGCGAATTAATCACCTCGCATAGGTGCTGTGTAAATGTCCGTTCAAGGCCGAGGCCCGAACGAGATCCCTTATCGAAAACAAAGGACATAGCAATTTACTCCAAATAATGGATGTAAGGGAACGCCCGCAGAAGATCAGCGGACGCCGGTGCAATAATCGCGAATGAGTGTAAGACAGGCAATTAGGCCTGTCAGAACCCACCCAAGAATATATCGCACCTTATTACCAGACGACATTACGGTCGGCCACATAGCCACGCGTTAAAGCGTGGTTAATAGCCTCCTCAACAAGCTCTGCGAACAGAGCGACTTGAGCCGTAGGAATGTCTTCATGGATAATATATTCCCCCTGAAAACGCATGACATGATCAACTTGTTGCTCACCGTCCGAGTTTGTAAACTCGTAAGGCTCGTTAACGCGGATAGAAATTTTGTCCGTCCGGCGAGTGCCGGTGGCAAACTTCATACCCATGATCAGATCTTTGTTACCAGAGGAAATCGTAGAATCGCGATTTACATGCGACGCTACGCCCTTTTCGTTGCTAACAGGGTCAAACACGATCGGGACTGTGTTGACTGTTAAAGTAATGGCAGCAGGTGCTGGCATGTTAAGCTCCAAGCTGTAGTATACAGCTAAAATAGCGGCAAAGCCGCGGGTTACGCTTCAGGGAAATCCTGAGACGTGGGCGTACTTTGGCGCTCTTCAGCGCCAACTCCTCATCCCGATAAGTAGAGAAACCAGATTAATGACCGTATTGGCACTAGTCGATGGTTTATACTGAAACGGGTTTGAGGGCAGAGGGATATCACCGATAATATTACGATGATAGTACTTCTCTGTTCCTTTTCCTGCTGTAACGATGGAATACCCGAAGGCGTCATCGGCTACTTTGTAGCTTGTGGAGACCCGTCGTGAGACGGTACCGACAAGACTTTCAACTCCATTCATATAATCCAGGCTGCCTAAAACGCCGCCTACATTAATTAAGGAATCAACTACAAAAGAAAAAGGAATAATCTCCCATCCAATCTCCAACATATTACCCATTGTAAAATGGCCATATTGCGAAGGTTTGAAAGTAGCATACACTTTGGCTGAGTCCGTGACTTCGTGGCTTCCTCGGGTATTTTGACCCGAGTAGACACCGACGTTCGGTTCCCAGTTTTCAGTTCTGCTTTTCCGGACAAAATAGCTCTTAGTGATCGTAAGATCATTTAAGCTATCGCCTAACTCTATAATAGAGTCGGACAGGTCCGATAGGAGAGGTCTTATACCATAACTCGCGAGTAGCCTGGCGTTAGCCAAGCGAGTCGCAGCGTGCTTTGCTAGTAGTACATTGGAAGGCTTATGAAATAACGTAAGGTACTTCGACCGGGGCAAGCGCCCTGATCTTAGATCCTTACGAGCCTGAGCGAGTTTCCTCGCCACATCCAACGTTCCGCGCGCGGCACGTGAGAACATACCACAGGTTTGGCGGTACTCCGCCATAGACGTTCCAAGATTAACGGCATTGCCTTTAATCTTGTTACGCATGGGAACTTCCCAACCCGTAGTAATAGAAGCGTGAGCCGGCGAATAAGTCGGCAACACGAGATTCGACCAATAAACCGGCCGAATTGACTTCCTAGGACCAGAACACCAACCGTAATCAGTATATGAACCCTCCTTGCTCAAGGTCGCAGCACTTCGATGAACTGAAGTGTACGGCCCTCGAGAGGTGGGGTCCATTGCCTTATTGATTGGCGTGGTCCGTTTTATGGTATCAGCCTCCGCAGGAGATGTAACCTGCGATTGTGATTTAGTGCGCGATCCATACGTCTCGATCCTGGGACAAGTCCCAAGTGAGGGCGTGTATCGCGTTCTATGAAGCACAACATTTGACTCATCGGTAGTGGTTGGCATGTGGAATAGTTCCTTTAAAAAGGATCCACAGCAATCATCGCGATGAACCGTTAGAACCCAGACACAAAGGTGCCTGGGTGGGCAAACGCCCGAC